GGCGCGGCCCATGAACAAGACGCAAATCACGGCCAGGGCCAGGCCGACCAACCCGATTTCTGAAACAATCTGTAACAATTCGTTGTGAGCCAGGCCCGCGTCTATCGCCAGCCGTTCCATCAACGTCGTACCCAAGTACGGCATATGGAATTCGCGGAACAGATCGTAATTCCAATCGAACCCGCCGAGGCCAACCCCGACCCACGGCGCCGTTGACCAGATTGCCGCCGTGTTGATCCAGATTTCGGCGCGGGCCAGCACGGACGCCCTGGGGTCGCCAAAGGCCCCCATCCAGAGCGCGCCGTTGACGACGACTAGCGCCAGGACCGCCAGGGCGAACCATTGCCGGCGGCGCACAAGCCAAGGGACCGCGCAAACGACGGGGACGGCGAGCAACAGCCATTTCGCGTTGGACCCGGACGTTGCGACGTGCCAGCCGCCCAAGACGACGGCGGGGATGGCCGCCCAGCCCATCGGCCGGCGGACTATCGCCCAAGCGGCCAACGGCAAGGTAATTGCCACCCATTCCAGGAGCCAATTCGAGTTGCCGAACCCGCCGGATATACCCGGCCGGGCCGCGTACAAAAGCATCACGGCCAACAGGGTCAGATTGGCGCATACCGGGATCCAGGTTGCCAAACGTTCCGGCGAAGCCCTTGAGAACGCAAACACGAGAACGCCAAGGGCGACCGCCCTTTGCAATTCGAGCAATCCTTGACGGTAATCCGAGGACCACGTAACCGACAGGGCGATCCAGCCTAGCAAGGCCAAGAGCGCCCAATCGAACGGCCGGAAGGTGGGCCGGGCGCGGTATAGCCAACCGGTGCCGGCGAGCAAGAGAATAATCGTGAAGGTGAATATCGCGGCCCATCGCGGCACCGTCGGGTCAGCCGTATAAATCAAGAAGGTAAGGGACGCCGCCGCGAAAGCGGCGCCCCCAACCCAATACATTATTTCGGCTCGATAGTGATCGTGAACTGCGCCGCCGCGCTGCCGTTATCCGCCGCCGGCCCGCCGTCGGACGAGATGGCGATAACGTCGCCGGTGTGTAGATGGTTGTTGTCGGTCAACCGAACCGGCGTGTAGGTGTCCAAGATGCCAACTTCGTCGCCCGCCGCAAGGTTCGCAATCGTCATATGGGCGGTTCCGTTGGACACGTTGGCATACGCCGTCGCGTCGCGCATGATCGTAATCTGGATCAGCGCGTCCGCCGTCCCGATGTTGTCCAGCATGACCGATTGCACCAGGGTTATCTGGGCGTTGGTCACATCGACCGGAACGTAGGTCGTGGAGTATTGAGACACGTCCGTCAGCCGGACGGTAAGGAAGTGCCGCCCGACCGCGAACGTCTCTTGTTCCAAGGACGGCCCGGCCCGGACCCAATCCGACGTGCCGTCGGCGTTATGGCGCAGTTGCCATTTCGCGTATGCCGTGCCGGCGGACACCAGCAACGCGAGAACGAGCAGGGATTTCAGGAAGTTTCGCATGGCGATGTCTCCTTTCCGTTTCCCCGCTTACGACGTGGTGAGGTCGGCGATGAACCCGTGCGCGGCCTCGTTGCGGACTTCCATGGTGTATTCGACGAGCAACTGGACCCGCTCGCTGTCGCCGGTTTTCGCCAATTCCCAGTAGCGGAATTCGCGGAGGTAGGCCACGGCCAGCAACTCGGTTTCGACCAGGAAGCAATCACGCGCCCGCATGAAACGGTCGGGAATCACCTCCATGGTGCCGAAGTCGGAATCGTAGAGGTCGATGGCGGCCTGCAAACGGCGGTCGTCGCTGTCCTTGTACCGCGTTGCGTTGCCGGTGAACGTGGACATCACTTGCTTGTTGAACGAGCCTAGGTAGACCGTATCCGGGTCGCCGCCGGCGTCCCAACAATTCTTGATCTGGGCTTGCAACAGGGTTTCCGAGAACGCCCGTTGGGTCCCGTTGGTCGCCGCCGTTGTGCCGGTGGCGCCGGCCGAACCGCCCGTCCCGCCGCTATAGTTGGTGGCGATCCACGTCGGCATCCCGCCAAGTTCCCGCGCCGTGCCGGACGAACCCGTGACGATGATATTGTTAAGCCACAGGTCGTTTTCCATATCGCGCTTGAGCTCCTTGGCGCGGATGGCGATCTGGTAGGAAAGCTCGTCCCGCCGGCCCGCCTTCGCCACGGACTGGACGGTCCCGGACACACGCGGCACCTTGTCCGAAATCTGGGTTGTGTTCGACAACCGTGTGGTCGCCGTCGCGGCGTCCGTGGTGGCGTCGTCGCCTTCCGCCACGATGTTCTGGGTCGCGCCGGACAGGGTGTCGGTCTGCCATTCGTGGGTGATGAACGTCGCGTCCACGCGCGGGATGCTGTTGAGCAACGGCGTGTCCGTCGGGGCGATGTTGTAGATATCGTCCGCGAGGTCTTCACGTTCGCCGATTGCGGCGTACGTCTCAAATGTGTTTGTGGGAACGCCCATGGGAAGTCACTCCTTTGTGGGTCATTGCATTCGGGCTCTCAACACAGCGGCGAGACTTTCCACCGAACCCGTCTTCGAATGGGCGGCTCGGGCCTTTCGCACCTTGCCCTCGTTGGCGGTCACGGGCCTTTCGGCGGCCCCCGCCCGTACCGACTTGGGCTTCGTTCGCACTTCCTTGACTCGCTTGTCCCGGTTCTCGACCAACTTCCGGTACTTCATGGCGTCACGGGCCGCGAGAATGGCGCCGGAGCGATATTCGGCGTCGATACTCTCACGCGGTAAACCGTAGGTCTTAGCCGCGAAGTCCTTGATCTCGGCAATTTCCTTCTTGCCTATGGCCGGGTCTTTGCCCCACGCCGGGACGGCCTGGATAAGTTCCAACGCGTTGCGTTCGATATCCTGGCTTAGTTCCGCCTGTCGGGTTTGCGCGTGGCGCTCCCCGATGCGCTGTTGTTCGGCCGCCGCCGCCGCAAGTCTTTCCTTGCGTTGATCGACGTAGGCTTTTTGGCGGTGGTATTCGGTCGGGTCCTCGGCAAGAAGCTGTTGGAGATAGGCATCTTCGGCCCTCACCATTTCGCCAAGTTCCGCGACCAACGGTTCAAGGTTTTGTGCGTAGTGCTGTCGTTCGGCTTGCACGGCCGCCCGTTCTTGATGGGCCGCCTTGCCTTGTTCGGAAAGTTCCGCCGTTTTCTGCCGATAATCCTCCAACCGCTGATTGCCGTCCCGCGCCTCGCGGATGGTTATCGCCTCGTCCTTGCCGTTGACTTGCCGGGTAATCGTCATGTCCAGCAAGTTGTCAAGCGTGATGCCGGCCTTGGTGGCTAGGGCATCGAAGGTGGTCGGCGGTCCATCGTCTGGCGCGGTTGCGGTTGCGGGGTCGTCGGCGGCCGGCGCGTCGTCGAAATCCGCGTCCGTAAACTCGGGCTCGGGTTCCTTGGCCGGCGTCTGTGTCGGGTCCGGTGCAACGGCCTTGCCGGCAGGCTTGTCGCCTTCCGGCTTGGCAGGAGCGCGATTGTCCGACTCAGGTTCGTCGCCAGGGCCGATTGTCGGGGGCGTTCCCCGGTCCGGCGCAATCTTGGCGGCGATAGCCTTGGCGGCTGCTTCGATGCCATGCGGTCCCGGTCCCGCCACGGGTACGGTCGGGTTATCGGGCATCGTGTCAGCCATTCAAGTTCTTTCTTTTTTCCGTGATTTGTTCAATCGCCAAGCGGGCGGTTTCGGCGCCCTGGGTATACGTCTTGAAAGCCCGGCGAATGACCTTCAACACCCGGATCGTGACGTGTAAGCGGTCCCGGTCTACCGGGTTATCGCAATTTTCCCACGTCGCGACGGTTTGTTTTTCCAGGTCATCCATAACCTGGTTGAAAAACGGATCGTCCAGAATTCCCTTCGCCGCCTCGGCGACCCGCAAGTGATCGCGGTTCGCCTGTTCGATATCGCGCAGCGACTTATCGTTGGTGACGTGCGCGATGTCCTGGGCGGTCGTCGGGATCATGGCTTAGTAACCGCTTTTCATCCGTTTCTTGAAATTCGGGGTCTTGCTACCGCGCGGACAACCGCCCGCCGGTAATCGGGTTTCCCGGACGCGGGCATTGGACCCGTATTCGGGGCTTCGCAGACCGGTTCCGCCGGCCGTGGCCGTGCCGTAATCGCCGGCTAGCGAACGCCCGCCGCCGCCGGATGACTTGGCGGCCTTGGCGACTTTTCCCCCGCCTCGTGGCGAGGAATTGGCGTTCTTGTACTTCATACCCTTTGGCATGGTGGTTTCTCCTTCCGCTTGGTTTACGGTCTTTCGTGAGATATCGCCGGCAAGGTTGCTTACGTTTTTCGGAAACGTCAAGCGGCGCGGGCTAATGTTCGTGTTCGTGCTCCTGTTTCGCCAGCGCAATCGCCATGTCGGTTTCCTCCTTGCGCTTGGCAAGGTCGATATCGGCGGCCGTCTTGCCGGCGTCGATGGCGAGGCGTTGCTCGGCAAGTTCGCGTTCCATCGCTATGCGGGCGGCCATTTCGTCGCGTTTCATGCCGATTTCGGCCTGCATCCTTTCCATATCGCGTTGGTGTTCCAACTGCATCTTCTCGGTTTCCAGTTGGGCCTTTTGCGCCGCCTCCGCCTGCTTGATCTGGGCGTTCTGTTGGACCTCCGCTTGCTTCATTTGCAACTCGGCCTTCTTCGCCTCCAAATCGCCTTGAATCTTCATCATCGCCGGGTCGGGCTGCGGTTGCTTCTGCGGCAACTGCGTCCCTTCCTTGACGCGGGCGAAATACGGCTCCGCGCTGCGGAAGCCGAACCCTTCCACCACCGCTTCCAATCCGTTGCTGACATGGTGCGGCATCACGAACGGGCCTTCGATACCTTGTTGCAATTCGACGATCCCGCGTTGCAACTGGATGATCGCGTTGGCCCCTTCCTGGCGCGATTCCGGCGTCCCGTAGCCCAGCCCGACGTTGACGATCAGGTCCATGTCCGCGTTCCATTCGCGGGGGTCGAAATCGACCCATTCCTTGCCGCGAAGGCGGACGGCTCGCGCCTCGTCCTGGTGTTCGATGACCTCCGCCAGCGTCTTTTTGAACAGGTCCTTGACGCCGCTCTCGGCGAACAGGCGGGCGACCAGTTGGATGCGCCGTTGCGTCCGCGCCATGATCCGGGAAATCCCGGTGGCCGTCTTGTTGAGCGAATCGGCGTCAAGCCCTTGGCTGTATCGCGTCACGCCGGTTCGCGTTTCGCGCTGCGTCTGGACGTGTTCAATCAGCGGCAACGCCATCGGCCCAATGGGCTGCGTCACCAGGGGCATCACCGCGTCGCCGACCGGGGCGCTACCTTCCGCGAGAACCGTCCCGCCGATGATGTTGGACAACATATCGTCCATGTCGATGCGTTCGTTGATGACCGTCCGCGCGTTGTTCAATTGGTACATGTTGTCGAGAACCTGGCGCCAGATTATCGTATTGATTAGCTGCAAATCGGCGACGAGTTCGGCGAAGGCGCGGCCAAAGAACTTGTGCGGTTCGCGGATCGGCGTGACCGAACAAAACGGATTGCGCGCGACTTCTTCGTTGTACAAGATAGTGTATTCGCCGCCGGCGACGATAATTTTCCGGTATTCGGCCAGCCCGTCGCCGTCGAAATCCACGTTGAGGTAGCATTCGATAACCCAAATCGGGCGCGTCGTCGCGTCCGGGCTGTCGTCTTCGTAAGGGTATTCGTCGTCCCGACTGAACCGCGATACCCGTTCCGAATTGAACTCCGATTCGTCGAACGACGGGATTGACCGGACGAGTTCCGGATCGAACCCTTCCTCGATCAACTGGCTTTCAGTCTTGCGGACCTTGTGGCCGATGAAGTTGTTATCGTCCGTGGTCTTTGACCTCCGGGCGATTATCAGTTCTTCGGGCGGGATCGGTTCGACGACGACACGGCCCTTGTTCATGGCGCGAACGCACTCAACGTTGAACACACGGACGGTCGGCCGAATTTCCTCCGGGACGTTGGCCTCGACGAACGCCTCGATATCCCCGATCTTCTGCCCTTCAAGGTCGATCCCAAGTTCGTCGGCAACGCGCGTCAAATCGTCCGACACGCCTTCGTCTTGGGAAACGACTTCAACCTCGTCGTCTTCGACCAGTAAGGCCAGGTCGTCGGCCGACAAGTTTGAATAGCGGTAGGTTTTCCGTTCCTCGCGGTCGGACCAATAGACCTTGACGAAGCCGTTGATTTGAACCAGCGCGTCCTTGAACCAATCGTAAAGGATTGTCCAGCCGGGGTTGTCGCGCATCACGATGAAGTTGATGTAGTCGGTCGCCTGTTCGCTAAACTTTTCGTCGCCGCGTTCTTGCGGAACGAACTCGACGACCTTATCGCCGGCCGTGAATACCTCCATCAAATCGGGCATCATGGCTTCGATGGTGTCGAACATATCCGACGTGACGACTTGGGACCGGCCTTCGACCTCGATATTGTACGGTTCCGACCGATACTGTTCGAGCAGCTTCCGCCTATCGGACGTAATTTCGCCGCCGACGTGCCCTATCGCGGCGTCCACCTGGCGTTGCAGGATATTCTTGAGTTCGTCGTCCGTAAGCGGCCGGTTGACGCGCCCATGGTTGCCCGCGTTGTCCCGGTAGGCCATTTAGGCGGACTCGCTATTCCCCGCCGTCGCCGTCATATCCGGGTCCGTGGTTTCCGCCTTGCGCGGGCGGCCGGGCTTCTTCGCGGACGGTCCCAAGATGGTTGTTTCCATGACCGCTATCCGGGCGTCCAATTCGAGAACGGCGTCTTTCACCAACCGCTTTTGGGCGTCCCCCAACCACCCTATCCGCAATCTTTCGACGGCGGTTTTGTCGGCGGTCATGCCGCTTTGGCCTTCTTCGCCTTCGCCTTGGGCGCGGCCGGGGCCTTCGCCTCGACGGCGTGTTCGCCGGCGGACGATAAGTCGCTCCCCGTGCCCTTGGGTTGGCTGAAATCCGGTTCGGCGCCGCCGATATCCAGGACCATCGCGCCGCCTTCGTTGTAGATCGCCGCCATGGCGCCGGCCGCGACCGGCTTGCCGGCAACGCGAACGTCCAACGGGGTCGCCGGGTTGCGCGACCGGATTTCGAGGGTCAACGCCGCCATGTCTTGCAACGGAATCATCGCCATGGGAAAAGCCTTTCGGACAAGTCGCGGGAATTCGTCGGCGAAAGGTTGCTTACGTTTTGGCCGCTTTGCAAGGGCGGTAATAGCACACCGCGTGATGGGCCGCGCAATACGGCCCGCCGTTGGCCGTCGGCGCCCCGCAATATTCGCCCGACGTTTCGTCTATCCCCCATAACGGATACCGACAGTTGGCCGGGCGCGTCCCCGCCCCAGCCGACAGCCGTATACCGCCGGCGCGGTATTCCGCCTTGCCGTCCGGCCGGGCGCGCAATATCCCGATAACCGGGTCCGTTGCCTTGCTATACGGCGGCAAGCGCATGGCGGCGCGGGTATTGGACGCGTGGTTGTAGGAAATCCCGCACAGCTGGGCAACGTACCGCACGGAATGGCCGGCCTTGAACAGACTGAACATGTATTGTTGCTGGCCCTGATAACGCCCGCTCATACAATCCCCCGCGCCGGGTGACTTTCCGGCAAATCGTCAATCCGGCGCGGCGGGCGCTTCCCCTTCCGTGGCGGCCGGTAGAGCGCGCCCGTCCGTATCGCGTCGGCCCCGTGGGACGCCCAATCGTGCATCGGCCGATCTTGGAACGCGCGCTTTTTCTCGTCCCATTCCCGGCGGTACGCCCGCAACGCCTCAATGCCTTCCTTGCAAGCCGTCTTGTCGAACCATCCCATAGGCAACAGCCGGCGGACGGCGTGTATCCCTTCGTCAACGGCCTCGCGCGGCATCACGCGAATGGGAAACCCCAGCCCCTTCATCGTATCCGCCCGCGATTGCCCGGTGGATAAATCCCGCGCAGCGCCGTCATGGGGCCAGACATGTTCGCCCCAAACCCAATCGCCGGCCGCCGCCTTTTCCTGCAACATCCGGGCATAGTGCGGCAAGCCGTGACCGTGGGATTCGTAATAGTCGATGAACTGGTATTGCACCCCGACCCGTTGAACAAACCATATCGCCGTCGAATCCCCGACGCCCAGGTCCCACCATGTTTCGACGTTGGCGTTCGGGTCATGCGGTACGTCCGTCAGGCGCCCGTCCCGTTCGGCGTCGGCGAGCATACGGCCATAATAGGACCCGACCATGGCGACGTTGAAGTCGCAATAGTATTCCTGCAAGAACCGGCTTTCGCCGTCATCCGGGCCGAATTCGCGGAGGTATTCCGTCCGTTCAACGCGCAACTGTTCCGCCGTGAATACGTCCGTCTCGTCGGCCGTCAACCGTTCGGTGAACCAGTGTTCGTCGTCAAGGGTCGTCTCGTAAAACGTCGCCCCGTGGTTCCGCCCGCGCGGCGTGTAGATGAACACGGCCCAACCGTCATTCTCCGCCAGGATCGGGCGGAGGTATGCCCAGGCTTGCGGGTCCGCCAATGCCCATTCCGAGAACACGATACCGATGGGCGGCGACCCGACAAGGGAATCGTAGTTGTCCGACCCGATCACTTGCCACGTCGAACCGTTGGTAAACCGGATCAACATCTCCTGGTCCCGCGTCACCGACCGCAAGGCCGGCGGGAATGCCTCGTCAATCCGGCGCAACCCGGTTTTCGGGTTTACCGCGTCCCAAATCGCCTTGCGCGCTTGCTTGCCGATTGGGAGCATATGCCAGTAGTTCCCGACACGCTGTTGCGCCGCCACCGCCGTCCAGTGAAGGATCACGTCATCCTTGCCGGCGCGTCGGTGCCATACGCCGACGGCCCGCTTCCCGCCGCGTTCCAAGTAGTTCCACAGCGCGAGTTGGTACGGCCGGGGATTCCAGTTATTCGGGAGCCTTAGTTTCGGCATATTTGACGATAGTGAGTTCAATGGGGCCGTCAATTTCGGTGCGTGTCGGCGCGTCCGCCCCGACCTGTTTGGCGATATCGTTCAACGCCGCTAGGCGAACCCGGCTGGCGTCGGTATCGCCCGCCTCGCTCGCCTCGACGTGAGCCGCATTGATCGACACCCGTTCGCCGTAAAGGAACGCCCGCGCCTTCTTGATATCGGCGAACCCCCTTTTTGATCGTTCGTGATGAAGGACAATATTGGTCACGCGGCGGGCGGTGGCCTTGACCGCCTTAGCTATCGCCGCCGCGTTTTCGCCGGCTTCGTACCTGTCGATGATTTCGAGCCGCTGCGCCCGTTCCGACGAGCCGGGCGGTGTCCGTCCGGGCATCAGCCCGGCTCCGCCGCCGTGACCGCCATCACAAGCGCGAATATCAGCCCGCGTATCCGGTTGTCGTCGCAAGCGCCCAGGTCCGGCGGCGCCGATGACAGCCGCAACTGCGCCTGTTGGAACGACGTAAGGTCCGCCCCGCTTAACGGCTTGTACACTACCTTTTCGTCGTCGCCTTCGTTGCGCGACGCCGGTCCCATTATCCGCCCCACGCGCACCGTTTCCGGCATCACGGGCTTGACCGTATCGGGCGTTACCGCTTCCCAGGTTTCGGCAATCCGCACGGCGATGTTGACGATTTCCGCCAAGGCGACGTTGCGGCCTTCCGCCTTCACGGACAGCCATTGTCGGGCCATGTCCGGCGGCCCCATCTTCGGGTCAAGGCCCGCCAAGTCGCGGCCATGCCGGACGGGCGTGAATAGATCGTAAAACCCGCGCAGCGCGGCAATCTCGACACGGGCGTCGGCGGCGGATACGAACTCCGCAACCGGCGGGTTGTCGCCTTCCGGTTCGGCCGCCGGGCGCGTCGCCATGTTCTCCAACGTCTCGGCGTTGAGCATCAACAATTCCATAATCTCGCCGGGATTGTGCAGTTGCCCGTTGCCGTCAATCGTCGAGGCAAGGTCGAGGTTTTGCATCGCAAGGTCGGCCGGGTCAATCATGGCGCCGCCACCTGGTAAACGCCGCGCGATATTGCATTGATCTTTCCGGCCGCGAGCAAATCGCCGACGCGCTTTTTGAATGTCCGTGGCAACAAATCCGGGCGCCGCCGCGTAAATTCACGCCTTATTTCCTTCATAGTGGAATGCCCGCCATTCTCTTGAATGTAGCCAAAGATTTGCATAGATAACTGTGACTTAATAACGCCCGTTTTAAGTTCGGCGTATTTACGTTTGCTTAGTTGTTTATTGTACTCGATACGCGGCGGTCGATTGCGTTCACGGCTTCTATTTTGATGTTCGGAACAACGGCGACAAAGAACGCCTCCCCTTCGGAGGGCGGCCCACGCTGCAACCTCGTGGGTTTTGTCGCAGTTCGGGCAGTTAACGTTCTCCCGCCTGCCGTCATATTTTTCATGCCCAGCCGTGCGCCCCTTCCCGCTAACTTGCCGCAAGTGACTAAGCACGGCGGGAGTTCTTGGGAATTTACTAGGCTTTTTGTGGTCGCGGTTTTCCCGGCGGTCCTTGCCCACCACATGGAAAGCGTGGCGCCATTCGTCCCCGCGCTTTGCCATCATCTTTGCGCTGGCCGCGCTTAATTGTTCGTGGAGCCTCCCGCTAACCAGCCGCCGGCTAGACGGGATGCCGAAGTGAACCTTGTAATTATCACAATCCCACCCGGGATGATGCCGAATATGATTGCCAAGCTGTTGAAGGTGCCGTCCGCATATCAAGCACTTGATCGTCGCGCCGCCGAGGTAATGATTGATTTCGGCAAGGGTCTTAAATTTTTCAGTCACGGCCGGGTCGGTCATGGCGCCCCCTCGATTATGAATTCAATCAGCGCCCAGGCGGATACCAACAACACAGCGATGCCCACGAAATACACGATATCGGCGCGACGGCTGCCCAAGATTTTCACGGCCGCATCACGTCCCTACGGACGCGCCGCCGTTCGGACCAGGCCCAATAGGTTCGCCCGATATCGAAGGCCACCGCCGTTAGGATTAGCACCCCGACCAATACGCCGGCGGCGATGCCAAACCAAACGATGATGCCCAAAATTCCCGTCATCTACCGCGCCTCGCGGCCTTGCCTTCCTTCGACATTCGAAGAGCGCCCGCGATGGGGCGATGCCGCCGCGTCGAGACAGGAAGGCCGTATGCGGACCGGGCCGCGCGGTCGCAGTGGGAGGGGGCGGCAATGAAACGTGCAGGGCATTGGAAAAAGTTTCCGCCTATTCGTTCGATTTGTCAAGATATCCGAACCGTTCCATCATAGCGCGGTTGGCGGTTTCGATCTTGCGCGCCTGGGGCTTGGTCAGCACGTTGCGCCAGCCGCCCGCCTGGCCGCGCCGAAAGAAACGCTTGCACGACGGCGGCCGTTCGGCGAACCCATCACGGTCCTCTTGCGCCTGTAGTTCGTGAAACCGGGAATGGTCGATGGCGCGGCGGATTGCGCGGTCGCCGTATTTCGTGTCGGTCAGGCAATGCGCCAATCCCGTGAACATGACCAGAGGATCGGCAATCATGTCCTCGTACCGGAAGATGTTGGGTGCGGCCAGTCCCCAGGCGGCCGTATGCCCGGACCATGACCCGTCCGCCGTCTTGGCCGGCGGGGTGACAACGCGGTCGGCGCGCGGCGCCATCGGTTCCTTGCTATTCAACGTCCTGATCGCCCGGCCTATCGTCACGCCGTAATGGGCGGCCCAGGACACGGCAACGTCGCGGGGGTCGCGAACGACGTAGACGGTGCGCGGCGGGATGGTCAGGCCGTGGGGGAGGCGGTGAATTCTCACCATGTCACCGTCAACTAGGTTGCCCGCGTCCTTGTGGTAGACCTTCCACAAGTCCACGATTTCTTGCAGCCGCAACGGTTCGGCGCCGCCGTGGAGCAAGTTCGCCAGAAATGCCCGGACCCACGTCGAGCCGGACTTCGGATAGGACGCGACCCAAATCATCCGAACACCCCGGCCATCCATTGAAGGATCATCCCGACAACCGCCGCAACGGCAATTACCGGCGGGGCGACAACGATGGCCGCCAATAGGTAGACCCACCATCGGGGCCGCGCCGGCGGCGGCGGGTTAATGTCGTCAAAGATCGTCAATCCCTGTCCTCCTCGGCTTCGCGCATACGCACGGGGTTATCTTGCCCGTCCGCGTCCAGGGCCGCTTCCAGGGCGGCAAACTGCGTGTCATCGATATAGCTATCCCGGTTGGCCCGTCGCAAATCCCGCGCCGCCTCGGCGACGGCGAGTAGGTAAATACTTTCCTCAACGCTGGGGACTGTACGGTTCTTTCGCCATCGCGCCCGTATCTCGTCTATGCGGTCGCTCATGGCTCCATCGCCCGTTTCAGGTAAACGGCCATGTCAAGGGCCTCTTCGTAAGCATATTCCAGCCATTTGCGGTGGGACAGCGGGTTGTCGCCGACGTGAACGCCGTACTTCAACTTGCCCTTCTCCGAACGCCGGCTCAGGTCGGCCTTTACGGCCTCGACGATGCGGTCGGTCATTTCAGGGCCTCGTCGATCATGACTTGCCATACTTTGTCGGCATCGTGGTCAGACCAATGGCCCGCTTCATCGCCGGCATGGCCCATCGCCTCGGTCGGCTCCCGCATGGCCTCGATAGCGGCACGGGCCTGGGCTTCATACCGCTTCCAATATGGGCCGCCGTTCGCCCCAATCTCGTCCGGGTCGTGTGGGCCAGTCTTGCATAGCGCCCTCTCCACCCGCTCCACCATCTCGCTCATCGTTCCTTCTCCCGCACTAATCTGCACCCAAGTGCGCCAGCACACTTTCGTAGATTACGCAATTCGGCGCCATCTCGGTGCCTGAAGCAGTTGCCGAAAATGCACCGGCCTTGATAGCAACATTCCCCGCTCGCATTTTCACAACGCATCATGGCGCGAGCGAACTTCTCGTGGTCCTCGTTGTCTATCCGCAGCCACGATTCACACGCCCGGCCCATATTCATTCTCCCTCGGCTATCATGGCGTCGGCTATTTTGAAGGCGTATTCGGCAACCTGTTTCATGCCTTCCGGCCCGTACCGCCCGCCGTTGTCATAAACCGCCGCCAATGCCTGGCCCGCGTACCACTGGCGAAGGGACATGCCTGTATCCTCCGCCGAAGGGACATGCCTGTATCCTCCGCCATGGGCGGTAGCGGGAAAGCCGGCCCGCCGTCGCGTTGCGGGGCCTCGTCGATAATCGTGACCCCGGCTATCTTGGAGGCCATCGTCTCCTCCTCGGTCAGTGATAGCCGCTTGGTCAGTGCGTCCACGTCGCCGGTAATGCCGTCGTCTGTCTCGCTCATGTCCCCGCTCCTTTCATTTGCCTGTCGATGGCGTACAGCGCGTCCGTCGCCCATTTCTCTCCCCGTGTCACGGCGTCGCCAATCCGCTCGGCCTCCTCGTTGCCCCGTCGCCGCTCGATTTCCCGCAACATCCGGCCACGCCACGCCAGCAACGCCGGTTGGGATTTCCCCACCACGTCGGCATCACCCGGCGTTAGCGCCCGCGTCCGGAACCAGTTTTCCAGCCATGCGACCGGATCATCCGGGACACCCTCCGCCCGCAAGTCCACGGTGCCGAATGCGGCGATGACCCGCGCCTCGCCATGGTCGCGACACCACCGGCCCAAGAGCGACCGCAAACCGTCCGGCGGCTTGTCCAGCCAAGCGGCCAAGGCGGATAGGCATTCGCCGAAGACGGTCCCCTTCAAGTCAGGGGCGACGTGCGCGGGCCGGTCGAGTAAATTTTCGTCGGGCGGAACGCCCTCAGAAGCTTTAGCTTCTGGTCCTTCTTTAAGGGGTTGGGGTTGGGGGTTGCCCTTCCGTTGACCGTTCTGTTGCGACGGAACTGGAACGTCCGTTGATGTAGTCTGTTGTCGTTTCAACGCACTAGCCTTCCCGGCTTGCGACTTTTGTAGGCGCCTTTCCTCTACATACTTTCGTTCAACTATCAACCGTTTTTGTGTCCATTTCCCGTCAATTATGGTGAAAAACGTCTCTACCACTGGCCGCAGTTGGGACTGCCACCGCCGCTCTGTTACGCCCAACATGCGGGCCAACCGCCGGTCGTCATCATCAAGAACGCCATCGGGCGAGCGCCATGAGAGCATCAACAGCATGAGATAGGCCCCATGCTCCTCAAGCGTCAGGTGCTTGGTATCGGCGATATAGTCGCCGCAGAATAGGGGCATGGACGGCGCTCCGCTCACCCCATATCCTCCGCAATCGCCTCGACGGTGGCGCGGAAGGCGGGCTCGCGGGCCATGCGTTCTTTGGCCCGTTTGATGCCGACCAAAATTGTGCTGTGGTCCCTGTCGCCGAAGTATAGGCCGATCTCCACCGATGAATGTCGGGTCAACGTGTGGGCCAACAAATAAACCGCGTGGCGGGCGCGGACGATGAATTGATGGCGCTGACGGCCGACAAGTTGTGCCTGGGTCACGAGGTATGGGCCACCGTCCTCCCACCACACTGCCCCCAATACGCGGCGGATAATATGGTGCATCTTTGGGTATGACATCTTTTGTGGCGGCCGGGCGCTCCAATCCCAATCCCACGAGATGGCGCCGATCTCCGGGAACGGCGTGAAGCCGTGGGGGAATGCGTCATTCACGGTCCGCCTCCGTCGCTTCCTCGGGGTGCTCGGCCAGATAGCGCCGTCGCATTGCCGCGATAGCAAGATACCAGCACCGATGGGAATTAAGGTCCGGGTCATAGTCGGGGGCGGGATCGGGGATCATGCGGCGTCACCAAATAGATCAAGCTGATTTTCCTCTGCCTCCATGTAGCGGCCGGCCTGTTGGAAATAGCTCTCCTTCAATTCAATGCCGACGAACTTGCGGCCAAAGTGGAGTGCCGAGACGCCCTCCGACCCTACGCCCATAAAGGGGGAGAGAATCACGTCGCCAGGGTTCGACCACATGGTCAATGCGCGTTCGATTACGTCCAGTTGTAACGGGCAAAGATGTCGCTCGTCGTGCGCCGACTTGGCCGCTTTTACGTTGAGAACGCGCGTCTGGTTGACCGTCATCCAAACAGGCGATGCCCATTCCTGCCATTGTTCGAGCGGGAAATCTTCTGGCGTGTGCTCAATTGGGCTCTCGTTTTCGCCCGGCTTGATGAAGGTCAGAAGGTAGTCCGGCATCCCGCCGCGTGATTTTGAACTGTCCTTACGCAGTTGCTTGTAAAGGAGCCCGACATGCTTGGTCCGCGTCATCTCGACAACCGGGCATTTCCAGATCGTCCGGCGGCCGTGGTAGATCCATCCTGCATGTTCGTGAGCGGCGATAATCTGACCGGAAAAGTCCTTGATCCCGACGGCGCCGTCCTTCCATTTTGTCATCGGGAGGTCGGAGCAATGAACCGCAGTCAGGCGCCCCGGCTTGGTGATGCGGAGTTTCTCGGCGACCGCGAATGCGTAGTGTTCGGCGAATTCCGCGTCGGTGGAATTGCCCATGTCGGCCACGCTCTCGGAG